TCTTCTTCAGAGATGCTATAAGGACTATGCTGAACTGTATAATCCATTCTTTCTTGAACTTCATTATGAAGCCATTCTTCAGCTTCATATTCATGCTCAAACGTCCTAACTGTAGGATTAGGATCAAGAGTATCTATAGCGTAGGTAACTTTGTAATTCATAATTAATACTCACTTTCTAAAATACGTCTTAAACCCTCTTCATCATTCATAGCGTATGCTTTTTGTATCCTTGGGTTATCCAAAAATTCATCAGGACAAATAAGATATTCTCCCATTATTGAGAGATACACCCATTCATGCATAGGTCGCCCATTCATAGGCTTTTTGCTTTTAGTTGGTTTCATTTAAACTGGTATGTTTATGTAGGTCATTGTACATATATATATTTTAATTTGCAAGTATTGAAATATATAAAAAAGAGTCTTATTTTTAAGACTCTTCTAATTCTTCAATAATTACTTGAAATTTTTCTTCAGGAATATATATATTCCATAACTCATTAGTTAAAGTATCTGAATTATTTAAATATTCTTCACCTAGAATATAAACCAACATATTAAGCAATTTAAAAGGATCACTTAAATCAGTTGTAACTTGTCCAAAGTTTAACTCTTCATACTCCTTAACCTTTTCTATTGCTTCAAATACTCCGTATTCCTCTAAATACTTTTTACATTCATAAGTGTAACAACAAAAATAATCTGTATTATAAATTTCATGGTGTAAATCACATCCATAAATATTTGAATGTTCAGAATTTTCTTTTAAAAAGTCAATAGCGGTTTCTCTGACTTCTTTAATTAATGTTTGAGTCATAATTTGGTATAGAACTTAATTAAATTATACATGATAATGATGTTAAAGTAATGTTATTATTTTACATTCATAATATTTTTCATTCATTCAAAAATTCATTCATAGTATTATTATTTTTTTGATTATTACTATTTATATGTTTTTTATTAGTAATATTTTTTATTGTTAGTATTATTTTTTTATTATTACTTATTTTTTAAAATATTTTTAAATTTTTTTTATTGTATAAAATTTTACATGTATAAAATTTAACATGTATAATTTTTTACAAAAAAATATCTAGGCTTTTTTACCTAGATATTTATAATAACAAATATTTTTTATTTATCCATAAACACAACTACCAAAAATACATTTTTGCATAATATAATCCATATCCGCAGCATCTAATAAACCATAATCTTTTGAAGTCAAAGCTTCAATTAAATTTGATTTAAATTGTTTTTGAGTATTAATATTTTCGATAATAGATTTAATTGTATTAATAAAATCTTTAACTGTTTTAGTATCAATAATTTCGATTTCTGAATCATCTCCTTTATCTAAACAAAATATTTTTGAATCTAAATTTAATTTATTGGTATTAATATAAATACCTCCTTCTCTTTCTATTTTTAAATATCCTTTTTTATAGGCTTTATTTGGTCTAAAATTTACATAGATTTCACCCCAATAATAAATTCCTTGACCCGCAGTAATTAATAAATCTATGAGATCTTCTTGTGAGATCTCATATTTAGTTACAGCTTCAAACTTAAAAGTTTCCTCTGGAGTAGTTTTTGTTAATGTCATTTGATTAATAAAATAATTTAATTGATTTAATATACTTGCAAGGTTTTTTGCCAACCTTACCGCTTTTTAAAATTGGAAATATTCCATAAGGATAGTTGAGAGCCTGCCAACCATAACGACATTTTGAAATGTCATAAATTGGCACAATCCACTCACCCTCTTTTTTAAATTTAAATAAATGCTTCCAATCTCTTATTGCACCCTTAACAGCTTTAAGTGCTATTAACTCTGGAGCTTCATCTTTTGCTTGATACCAAGACGAACCAGCAGAAATTCTTATAAATGCTAATAAGTGTTTCTCTTTTGTTTTTGTCATAATTAAAAATTTTCAATTAATTTGTTTCTTGTCTTTATCGCTTCACATGCTTTTGAATATTCTCCAAAAGTCTCACAGTGTATTTTTGTTGATTTCTTAAAACTAGAATTTAAACCCCATGTGAAAAGGAATAAACAAAATAAATAAACACTTACGATTTTTAAAATGTTCATTGTCTTAAATTCCTAAAGTTGATTTTTGTAATTTCTCTACTAAAGCAATTTTTAAGAATTGACTCCTGCTAATTTGATCGCCAAATGATTTTCTAATAATCTCATCCATAATTTTTGCATGAGATTCTTCAATTCGGACATTGATCGCAACTGTTAAACGATCTTTGTTTTTGGTTTTTTTGATTTTCATTTCTGGTATGTAATGAATTAATTTTTGTTGTTAATGCTTATGTGATTCTAAAAAATAATTTTGGTCTTAATTAGTTGGAACGTATTCCACCTGGAAAAAGATTAATAATAAATTTTAAAGTCATACATAAGTAATTCTATTATACCAAAAAATAGTACACAATAAAAGATATCACAACAAAAAATTATTATTAATTCTATTCGGCAACTAATGGCAATATTTTTTACTATTGGCAACAAATTTTTATTACTGGCAATTATTTTTTACTGCTGGCAATTTTTGGCAACGGGGGGCAATATTCTAAAAATTTTTTTGTAAAAATTTTATATAGGAACTTAAATATATTCTGACTAATTTTTTGGTTCAACTTTTATAGACAATTCTGGAGCTTGAATGTTGACAGTTTCTATAGATTCTCCTATTACCTTGCCAAGAGAGTCTAGGATCTGTGCTGCGGTCTGCAGCTGACCCTTTTTAACTGCTCTATTAAATAAACGTATTCTCATAGCTTGTAGCCGTGGTAGAAGAACTTCTCTATCCTTTTGCCAATCTTCGTCATTCCAAACTTTAACTCTATTCCAATCTTCCCAGGAAGTAGTTTCAGAAATACCTTCAATGGAAGCGTGTTCAAGTACTAGTTGTCTGGTTGTTTTACCTTCAAGCTGTCTAGCGTAAAGTCTTTGAGCACGTTTAAGAACATCTGAGATAGATGAACGAACCCGTTTACGGGGTACTGGTTGTGATATTGAATTATTGTTTATGTTTTCTGGAAAAATAGAGGAAGCCACAGACTTGATCTTTATAGTATTTAGTTGAATGATAACTTAAAAGAAGTGAAATAGGCTATAACTAGGTGTAAGTAATGGTAATTTTGTGAAATAAATGGCAACAAATGTCAAAAACAAAAATGAAATCAGCTTGAGATATGCACAAGGGGAGGTATTTAATAGTGATAAAAGATTTAGGGTATTGGTAGCTGGGAGAAGGTTTGGAAAGAGCTATCTTTCTTGTATAGAACTACTTAGAGGAGCGATAAATCGTCCTGGTGAGGTTTATTTCTATTGTGCTCCTACATATAGGATGGCAAAGGATATTGCATGGAAGGAATTGAAGAGGTTGACACCGAAGGTATGGATTCAAAGCAAAAATGAAACTGATTTGAGATTGGAGTTGATTAATGGCTCGACTATTGAGTTGAAGGGTACTGAAAATGCAATGGCATTGAGAGGTAGAAGTTTAGCTGGTGTTGTTTTGGACGAGGCTGCTTTTATGGACCGTGACGTTTGGGCTGAAGTTATTAGACCTGCATTAGCAGACAAACAAGGCTGGGCACTGTTCATTAGCACACCAGATGGAACTGCGAGTTGGTTTTATGATATGTGGTGTTATTGCGGAGAACAAGAGTGGGATGATTGGCAGAGATGGAGTTTTACTACGATTGAAGGGGGAAATGTTGCAAAGGAGGAAGTTGAAGCTGCAAGAAGTCAATTAGATGCGAGAACTTTTAGACAAGAATTTGAAGCTAGTTTTGAAAATCTTACTGGATTGGTGGCGGTTAGCTTTGGTGATGACAATATTGATAAGGAAGTAGCAGATTTACACATGCTTCCCTTGTTAATTGGGCTGGATTTTAACGTTGACCCTATGGCAGGAATCTGTGCGGTAAAACATAACGATACTTTGTACGTTTTTGATGAGATTATATTGACAGGTGGAGCTACCACATGGGATTTTGCAGAAGAAGTTACGAGGAGATATGGAGTTGATCGTAGAATTATTGCTTGTCCAGATCCTACGGGAAGTGCAAGAAAGACCAGTGGTGTGGGTGTAACTGATCATACAATACTTAGAAGGTCTGGTTTTACTGTTATGAGTCCTAGAAGCCCCTGGAAGATTAGAGATAAAATTACTGCTGTCAATACTGCCCTGCTTGACGCTAATGGCGATAGGAGGACGCTTATACACCCTTGTTGTAAAGAATTGATAAAAGCCTTAAGGACGTTAACTTATGCACCTAATACAGGTTTACCTAATAAGAATTTAGGTGTAGATCATGCGTTTGATGCTTTTGGTTATCTTTGTCTGCAACAATTTAACCTAGCGAAGCCTGAGACACTAGGCCAAACTTCGTTTAGAATATACTAAGATACC